GACGGAGCAGTCCTTATTGGTGCTGGCGTAGCATTTTTAATTTTTAAACCTATCGCAAGTTTAGTAGCATACGGTGCTATTGCGTACGGTGCTTGGACTATCTACAAAAAAGAAGACTAAAGTTTGTCGATTGTAGTGTCAGCATCAACAGATAAATCAAGCCTTTTACGTTGTTCAACACCTTTACGTTGTGCAAATCGCTTAGGATCACAATCAGGGCAAACGTGGAGATAGAAGTCGTCTAATCGCTTCGGATCCACTTTGCCCTTTTCTCTTCTAAAGTCTTGATGGCACTCGTCACATTCAAAGACAGCATAACTACGTAGTCGCTTATAAGGATGAGGTGTACCCTTTTTGCTTTTGCGAACATAATATTTGATTTCTTTTTCTATTCTTTTGAACATATTGTATTTATTTACGTTCGGATTATAGAATATAATATAAATACATAGGAGTAAGTTAAATGAGCATTATAAAATTAACGGATAACGCTATAAACCAAATGAGCACCATGCTTAAAGAGCATAATAAAGGTGCTATTAGACTAAGCATGCAAGGCGGCGGATGTGCAGGTTTTAAGTATAACTGGGAATTAGAAGATGTTTTTGAAGATAACGATGAAGTAATTGACTTACCAAACGGGAAATTTGTAATTGACAAGGCGAGTATAATGTTTTTATTAGGCTCAACAATAGATTATAAAAAAGAAGTATTTGGTTCTTACTTCGACATAAAGAACCCTGCAAGCACTAGTAGTTGTGGTTGCGGTGAAAGCGTAGGATTTTAATCAATGGCAAAACAAGATATTTACTTAGGTGTTGAGGGTAACGACGGTACTGGTGATAGTATTCGCGAATCGTTTCGTAAAGCAAATGAAAACTTTACAGAACTTTATGCTGTCTTTGGACAGGGCGGAACTATTAGTTTTACTGCACTAAATGATACTCCAACAGCAATTACACCTAGCGGATTACTAATTGGTAACACTGCTGGTACAGAACTAGTACAAAAGACTCTTACAGCAGGCGATGGTATTAGTATTGACAATTCAAGTGCAAGTAATATTACTATTACTAACACAGGTGCAAATATTAATGCTGATACTAGTCCAATTTTAGGTGGACCGCTTAGTGGCAACAGAGTTTATTCCATTGGACTTGTTGCAACATCACCAGAAGCTATTGCAGAATTTAATACTACACACGGTAGTTCAATTACGGTTGACGATCTTGTTACTGATAAAAAATTCCAAGATCAATACTACGCACCAAACGTAACATTTGAACCAAATAAATCTGTGCTTGCCCGCCAAGAACCTAGTAATGCTAGTGAATACCAAAAAACAATTAGTGAGTATAGAGGCGGAAATCTTGTAATCAACGACCACGGTTTAGACTGGAGTGCAAACGGAACTAAATGGCGCTATTCAACAACTGGAACGCCTCCATCAGGATTAACAAATAATACAGATTATTTTATCCGTTTTGTAAATGAAGACCAAGTTAGTATCCATGCAACAAAAGAAGAAGCACAGAATAATAACGATACTTCGAGACAAGCAATTAGTATTGCACTTGGTGTAACTACATCGCCAAATGGTCAGGACTTTATCAAAGATACTACATACGATGATTCGTTATACGGATTCTATAAGGATGATGAAACACTTCCACGTAAAAATGTAGTTAGACGTCAAGGTGATAAAATGGAAGGTGCTCTATACCTTCATGATCATCCAGGTGACTTGTCAGGAACTGATACAGGAAATATCGAAGACTTACAAGCGGCAAGTAAATTATATGTAGACAATACATCATATGCCTCAACTGAAGATTTGTTTGTTACTAAGCAAGGTGACGACACACAATCACGTACACCAGTAGGACTTGAAGGACGCGGACTAAGTTATGCATACGGCAGTTTGAAAGCCGCATGTTTAAAAGCACAGGAAATTGTAGAAACTGCTCCGATCGAGCCAGGTGCATACAGACAAACAATTACGTATGATGACGGTAAAGGAGTAGCCCTAGTAGTTGCAGAAGGAACCACTAATCCAAATTCGTCTGCGCAAAATGCAATTACATACCTAAGAAAAAATAAACTATTCATACAAAAAGCAATTCTTGATTATGTTAATGATACATTCCCTAATCTTGCATATCAAGCAACTAATGTTATCAATCCAAGTACTGAAGCAATTCTTTTCCGTAACAAAGAATTTATTATGGAAGAAGTTAAAGCATGGATTAACCACAACATTGGTTTAGCTACTCCGGGATCATTATGGTATGACTTTAAGTACAATAGTGCAAAGTGTAAAAGAGACGTAGGCTATATTGTTGATGCCTGGATTAATGATTTATCTAAAGGCGGCAATATTGAAACACGCAGAGTTGCATCAAGTTACCTAGCAGGATTAAGAAATGCTGTTGGCAGATCTGACAACGCAGGTAACACACAAGATCAGATTCTTCAAACAAATGCGGCAATTGAATTTGCTAGAGATCTTGTTAAACAATATGTTCTTACTAATACAGCATATACTCCTAAGCAAGGAACATTTGTTGTTGACGCAAATAACTTATCAGCAACTAGTTTTGAATTTTATATTGGCTCATCATCAAAAGTACACACATATGTAAACGGTGGATTAGTAAATGGTAACCTAAATGTAAGCAACTTTACATACGACAACGTTACTGGTATTGCTACACTAGTAACTACAACTAACCACGGATTTAGTGCAGGCGATGTTGTTTCAATAAGCGGAATTAATATTAGTTGTACAGATGGCAATTTAGTTTATCCAGAGAGCTTCTTACAAGATACTAATAACGGATATACTGTAGAATCAGGATCTGCAAACAAAGATGTTATTGGAAGAGCTGATGTACTTACAAAAACAATTACTGACGTAATTTCAAATGGATTAACTGCATTAGCAAATCCAATAGGAACAGAACTACCAGGCACTACATGCGAACGTGACGTTGGATTAATGATTGAAGGGATGATTCTTGATATTGGAAATGGAACCAATGCCAATATTAATGCACTACAATCAGCACTAAGATACTTTAATAGTCCATCTGGTGCAAAGGCAAGAATTACCCAGGGCATTGAAACAAGAGCCGCTATTACAAAATTAAAATCTATTGTAAATCAGGTTATTAGTAATGTTGACTTGCTAACACAATCTAAGAGATTTGCTGTTACTGCAAACAACTTAGCAACTAACACATTTGAAGTGAACGTTGGTGTGTCAACTGTCGTTCATACATATGTTAGTGGTGGTACTATTACATTTGGCGGCCAAACATTTAATGTAAGCAACTTTGCATATAACAATATAACAGGTCGTGCTATTGTTACTACAACTACCGCACACGGATTTAGTTCAGGCGATGTTGTTGTAATTGAAAACGTTGTATTTGAATGTGCAGGATACGAAGGTACTAAAATTTATCCAACTGATTATACAACATCGGTGCCGCAATGGTTAAACAGTAATATTAATGATGTTAGTAGTACTGTTAAAGATGCTATTAATACAAAGTTTGATATTATTCTAGATATCTTAACTAATGGATTTATTGCAAAGGACAATTACACTCCAGTTGAAGGAAGTACATATACTATTGACTTTAGTAATGGTGTAGGCAACGATAGCACTGACCAAGGTATCAATACAAACGTCGATATCCTTCCAGGAAAAATTATCATTGGTAAGACAACAGGTGCTAGAGGACGTATTGTAAAATATATAAGCGGACTAGATCTAGGCGGCACAGCATATGACAGAGTTGAAGTTGTACTAATTGAACCAACACTATTTAGAATTGGTGAAGAACTTGAGTACGGCAATCCGACTGCTGAAAAGCAAATTACTATTCATGTTGAGTCAGGGATTTACTACGAAGACTATCCTATCAAAGTACCTGCTAACGTTTCTATCAAAGGTTCGGACTTTAGACGTTGCCAGATTAGACCTGCGCCTAGGATTTCACAATCACCATGGGTGCGTACATATTTCTTTAGAGACAAATTACTAGACAATCTAAAAATTACAGACTGGTACGGTTCTGATATTGCAACTGCACAAGAAGTTACAATTACAGGAACAAACGAAGTTGGGGGTATAATTACTGTAACCCCAGCAGATAATATTGCGCCTGTTGCATGGGATGGTGCATGGTTCTATACTGATAATGGTGCAGTAGGTTTAATTACTAACGCAGATGGCGGAAGTAGTTTCGATGTTACACTAACAGTTGATATTCTTCCAAACCTAAACAACATTGCTAGTGGCGCATGGCACATTAAACAAACACCTAATTATGGTTATCACTATCTAACAGATCCAACAGATCCATTAAGTGTTCCAAAAACAAACAACCAAATGGATGTGTTCTTGATGAACGATGCTACAAGATTAGCAAACATGTCATTCCAAGGACACGGTGGATTTGCGCAGGTACTTGATCCAGCAGGACAGATTCTTATTAAATCACCTTATACACAGGTCTGCGGATCTTTCTCAGGAAGTATTAATAAGCAAGCGTTTAGAGGTGGTATGTACATTGACGGATTTGCTGGTAACTTGGAAACAGTTATTACTAGTAAAGACGACAACTATACACTTAATGTACAATCAGCACCAGGAACAGGTTTAAGAATTAGAAAACCTCAAACACCTGCTCCGTTCTTTATTGACGGGGTACGTTATCAAGTTGATGCTGTTTCAGAATATGATGGCGGAACAGGTACAGCAAAACTATTAATTAATAAACTTTCAAATGAGGGTGCTGGATATTCTAATAGTGTATTCCCTAAAGAGATTTATATTCAAACTGCTGGTAACAGAAGTATGTTGGCAAACGACTATACTCAGGTTAACGACCTTGGATATGGATTGTTTGTAAACAACGCCGCACTTTCAGAGCAAGTTTCAACATTTACTTACTACAACCATACAGCGTTCTTTAGTAACAACGGTTCAGAGATTAGAGCTCTTAACTGTTCTAACGCAAATGGTAACTACGGTCTAGTTGCCGCGGGATCAGATCCAAACGAAACCGTTGACATTGTTACTTCATTACGTAACATGCAACAGCCTGCTAAGGTATATAATGATCCGACTAACGTATACGGGTTTGGCGAGTTCAACCACAATCAAGGTAACTTTAGTATTTTTGTTTATGACTGTGATTATCATCCATATGCAAATAGTGTTGTTGATGTATACACAACAGCAGGTGTTGTTTCATATGAAGTAACTGCGGTTAGTGCAGTTGATGTTCCAATTAGTAATACTGGCGGATATTCAGGTGCTACAGGTCCAACAGGGCGTAAAGGAGCTAATCAAAAGATCTACAGATTAAGTGTATCAGGAGACACTGGTTTAGAAGCTGCCATTTTAGGCACACATAATCCAACTCCAGTTAATGATCAATCTGCATACGTTACAATTAGAATGAACAAAAACCATTTGTTCGACGATGTTGCAGGCGTAACAAGTATTAGACCTTCAACCGCAGTTATCTTTGAAGAAAATACAGACAGAGTATACAGAAGTATTAGCTTTAACAATCAAGATAGTGATAACTCAGCATTACCTGCAGATAGATTCCAAATTGTATTTGATGGTGGCTTCAGTCATGTTAATTTAACAATGCGTGATGCAGAAGCGGCATTGAACACGTATGCCGGTGTTGGTACAACAATGGGTGCAACAGCAGGTGACGTTGTACTTGCTATTGAAAAAGTAACAGCCAGCCTACAAGCAAGACTTGCTAACAACGATATGATATTTTCCTTCCATGGTAAAACACATATTGTTGCAAACTACACAGATAGAGGCGACTATGCTACTGTAGAATTAAATGATCTGCCTGCAAGTAATATTAATAGTTCGAGTAGCTTGTTTAGTTCAGGTGGACTTGCTGACGCTATTGTATTCAGCGGAAACGCAACAAGAACTATTCCTCTTTCATTACAAGACGGCGAAAGTGCTAGTATCACAGTTGGTATTTCAACCCTAAGAGCTAACGGACACGACTTTGATAAAATTGGTACAGGTGGATTTAATACTACTAACTATCCAAGTATTATCTATGGTGATCCAGTTAAGCCAGCGGCACAAGCAAACGAAGTTAACGAACGTGGCAAGGGGCGTGTGTTCTTTGCAAGTACAGACCAAGACGGCTTCTTTAGAATTGGTAAGTTCTTTAGTGTAGACCAAGGTACTGGTACAGTTACATTTGCGGCAAGTATTGCAATTAGTAACTTAGACGGACTAGGATTTAAACAAGGTGTTAGAATTACAGAGTTTAGTAATGATGATACAATGTCAGATGCTGATCCAGCGGCTGTTCCAACAGAGTTTGCCGCTGAAGGATTTATAACACGTAGATTACACTTTGACAGAACAGGTACTAAACTTGTAACAGGTACAATTGGTGCAGGTGTGTTGGCACGTGACGGTACAACTGAAATGACCGGCGATATTAACGCTGGCAGCTACAAGTTCTATAATCATGCTGATCCAACAAATTTACAAGATGTTACAACTAAAAGTTATGTCGATGCAAGAACACCATTTGGTGCAGAAGCAATCGGTGCTAACATTGCTAATAGACAAACTAATGATATACTAGTTTGGAATGGTACAAGTTACGACAACCATACACTTGCTGGAGACATTAGTATTGGTGTAAGTGGAAATGTTGCAACCGTAGCAATCACTTCAAACAGTATTGTAAACGGTGACATAAACTCTGCCGCAGGTATACTACAAAGTAAACTTGCAATGAATGCCGCATCAACTAGAGTAGATGCAACTGGCATTACACAGGCTGACTTAGGTCTAGCAAGTTTTGATGCAGGTGACTTCACTGTAACAGACGGTTGGGTAACACTAAAAGATAGCTCAGTTGACTTTGCTGATTTGCCAGACGTTGCACAAAATACAGTGTTTGGTAGAACAAATGCAAATGCAGGTGATGCATCAGCTATTACATTTGCTGATGTTGTGGAAATTGGTGGATCATTTACTACAACAGGTGTTGCAGATAGAATTGTTAAAACAGGAACTGATGGCAGAATTGATGCGCAATCATACTGGTTAGACAACTACAAGATTCTAGACCAAACATCAAACACGATGACAATGACTACTCCAGGCGGCGCCAAAGTATTTGATACTGTTGGTACTGTCCCGAGTAACACTACTACAACTTTCCCTGGAACAATTAAGATTGGTTCTACAAATAGTGTTGCATCGTTCTTCCAGAAAAACAGTAGTTACGGCGATCCAAGTGATGCTACACAAAACTCACCTGTATTAGCAAGTGACTGGATGTACACATCATTTATTGAAGCACCGGGTGAAAAAGGTGCATCGAGTACAGGTATTGCAATTGGAGCTGGTACAGGATTTAGTAGTGCTGGAGAAGTTAGCATTGTTGCAAACAACAACGTTGCTAGTGTAATATTTAAACAGTCAGCAGTAACACCTAGTTCAAATGGTGGATACGACTTAGGTACTAGCTTATTAAAGTTTGGTACAATCTATGGTACAGCAACAGCGGCACAATATGCTGACTTGGCTGAAAATTATTTAGGAGATAATAGTTATGAACCTGGTACAGTGCTTGTATTTGGTGGACAGAATGAAGTAACTATAACAGACAAAAAAGGCGATAGAAGAGTAGCAGGTGTTGTTAGTACAAATCCTGCACACTTAATGAATGTTGATTTGTTCGGTGACTTTGTAAATGCTGTTGCACTAACAGGCAGAGTACCTTGTAAAGTATTAGGACGGGTAGAAAAAGGAGACTTACTAGTCACGAGTGCTATCCCGGGCTACGCTATTGTAGATAACGATCCTAAGATAGGAACTGTAATAGGAAAGGCGGTGGCCAGTAAAGACACCGATGACCGCGGAACAGTTGAAGTGGTTGTAGGGAGAGTATAATGGCACAGCAAATTGTAAACATCGGAACCAGTGCTAACAAGGGCAATGGTGATCCAATCAGAACAGCTTTCACAAAAGTTAACGAAAACTTTACAGAAGTATACGCAAAAATTGTTGCTATCGAAAATGGAACATTAAACGTAGTAGTTAGTGATGTACGAGGTAGTGTACACGCTGATGATTCAACATTAATGATCGACGGTATTGCCGCACAAATAGTAGGACCTGTTAATAATAATAGTGTTACAACTACTACACTTACAGCAACATCTATAATTGGTGATACAACAGGTACACATACTGGATCAGTAGTTGGTAATGTAACAGGTAATTTAATAGGTAACAGTACTGGATATCATACTGGTGATGTAACAGGAAGCGTTTTTGCTGATAATAGTACATTACTAGTTGATGCTGTTAATGGAACGATCCCAGGGTATATTAGTGTAGTAACACTAAAAGCAGAAGTAGCGGCAAGCATTGATTTTGCTGACTTCCAAACAAGAATAGCGGCATTATAAGGATAAAGATATGGCAAACAGAATACCATTAATTGTTGACAGAGACGATCAAAACAAACTTAAAGAACTACCGGTAGGTGATAATTTAAATCTTACAGGAAGTGGAATAGTTGGTGCGGCAAATATCGAAGCAACTGGACTTACTATTGCTGGTGTTAGTTATAATCCTTTTAGTGGAAGTTATAATGATCTAACAGATAAACCTAATGTAGCCGCTACTACAACAGACTTACCAGAAGGCACCAATCAATATTTTACTAATGAAAGAGTGGATGACAGAGTTGCCGCTATCCTTGTTGAAGGTGCTGGCATTGATATTGTTTATAATGATTTAACTGGTAAAATTACAATTACAAATACCGGAGGCGGTGAAGGCGGTGGAAGTAGTATTCCTACAAACTTTACTGGATTAGCATCAAACCAAGTAATGAAATACAGCACAGCTGACGAGGCTTGGGTCAATGGAAGTGTAGTTTGGAGTGAAATTGCAAGTAAACCAACATTTTCATCAGTAGCAACAACAGGTAGTTATAATGATTTGATTAATAAACCAGACCTAGTTAATGATATTAGTGATTTAGCAGATGTTGACACAGTTTCAAGTGCTCCAACAGCAGGACAAGTATTAAAATGGGATGGTAGCAAATGGGCACCTGCAGATGATATTACATCGGGAGGTGCTGGATTAGATGCTACAACACTAAATGGATTTGCAGGATCTTATTACTTAGATTGGAACAACTTTACTAACAAGCCTACGTTATTTAATGGAGAATGGTCCAATCTAGTCGGAACACCTACTACACTATCTGGATACGGTATTACTGATGCAGTTAGTACAACCGGAGACTATACACAAAATGGCAGTGTTACTTTTAATAGTGATACTGGTATTACTGTAGGCACAAGCAACAATGTAAAATTGTATGTTAATAATGACGTAATCCTTGCAACAACTGTAAACGAACAAGATTTTGCTATTAAAGTTAAACCACTTTCAGGCGAAGTTACTGCAATTAAGATTGACACTGGCACACAAAGAATTGGTATTTTTAATACATCACCTACACGTAAGTTAGACGTAACTGGAGATATTGGTGCTACAGAATATTATGGTAGTGGTGCTAACTTAACAGGAATTACATTAGGACAAGTTTTAATCGCCGGCTCTGAAACTAGTAATAGTGTTAGCTTTGGTAATGTTACACCTTTCACAGCAAACACATACAACTTAGGTGCATCGAATAATCGTTATCAAAATACATATTCAAACTTTTATTATGGCGACGGATCTAATCTAACAGGACTTAGTGCAGGTATTGTTTCAGGATTGTCAACTGTTGCAACGAGTGGAGCATATGCAGATATATCAGGAACTCCTGTATTAGCAAATATTGCTACATCAGGATCATACGGAGATTTAGTAGGAACCCCTACACTTCCAACAGCAATTACAGATTTAGGTATTACCGACGGCAGTGTAGGACAAGTGTTAACTACTAACGGAGCAGGTGTATTTACATTCCAAGACGCAGGTGATTCAATTGGTAATTTAACTGTAACTAACAGTACAATAACTACAACAGATGCGGCAATTACATTTAGTGATGATGTAGTGTTTAGTGGAGCAGTGAGTGCAGATAGCTTTACTGGTACGGGTACAGGAACTCCTATCATTGCTAGTTCAGCAAGTATTGAACTACAGGCTGTTGATGCAGTTAAAGTTACTACTAGCCCATTACGTTTAGCAAGTTTTACAACTACTGCAAGAGATGCACTAACACCAAGTAATGGCGATACAATCTATAATACTACTACGAATAAATTCCAAGGCTATGCAAATGGCGTTTGGGTAGATCTACATTAAGGAGTCGCAATGAGCGAACGCGAATATATTGTTAGCTTGAACCGAGGTGTTGATTATGATGCATTCTGGGATCAAATAGAAAACGTAAGTGCAGATGATGGATTTGTTCCGACTAGACGAGTAAACATTGAAAATGAAAGACCTGGAAGTTTGCGTAGTTGTCACTACTTACTTACAGACGATGAAGCAAAAACCCTAAGAGAAGATGCAAGAGTTTATAGTGTAGAAATTCCTCCCGAACAACGTGACGATATTGAGATCGGATTTACATCGCAAGAAATAGCCAACTTCAATAAAACTGCAATTGATACAGGTAATTATAGAGACTGGGGTAAAATACGACATAGTTTTTCAGTACAACCTTATATTGGAGATACTACTAGTAGTAATTTTCCGTATATTTTTGATGGAACAGGCGTAGATGTTGTTATACAAGATAGCGGCCTACAAGTTGACCATCCAGAGTTTCTAGATGCTAACGGTGTAAGCAGAGTACAACAGATTGATTGGCCTACTGAAAGTGGGTTGCCTTTTACACAAAGCGCAAATCATTATAGAGATTGGGACGGACACGGTACACATGTTGCAGGTACAGCTGGTGGGAAGAATTTTGGGTGGGCCAAAAATGCACGTATATATTCTGTTAAACTAGCTGGACTAGAAGGTCCGGGCGATAGTGGTACCGGTATTAGTACAACATATGCTTTTGATTGTATTAAGTTATGGCATCGCAATAAACCAGTTGATCCTGTTACAGGTTATAAGCGACCGACTATTGTAAATATGAGTTGGGGTTATAGTGCAGGATACGGAGACCGTCCAGATGGTGTGAGTGATCTTGTTTATCGTGGAACAACTTATAATCTAGGCAACGATACAAACTTTAATAATACTGCACACCGTACTAGTACATATGGATTTTATCCTTATTTTACAAGTAGTGGTTATCGTTATCCTGTTAGAATTGGTTCTATCGATGCAGATGTACAAGAATTGATCGATGAAGGTATACATGTATGTATTGCCGCAGGAAATAATAGTTTTAAAATAGATGTGCCAGGTGGCGACGATTACGATAATATTGTGTTTAGCTCAGGCGGCACAGGATACTATCACAGAGGAAGTTCGCCGTACGATGATCAAGCATTTATGGTAGGATGTCTAAGTGCAACTACTGCTTCACCTGAACAAAAAGTTTCTTTTAGTTCAAATGGTCCGGGGGTTGACATTTATGCTGCCGGACATAATATTATTAGTGCAAGTAGTAATATTAATCGAATCGGCGGCGTAACTTATTTTGATAATCCTAGTTTTAAACAAATTAATATAAGCGGAACTAGTATGGCAAGTCCGCAAGTATGCGGTCTAGGAGCAATTTACTTACAAGCAAATCCGGATTGGAGTCCGGCACAGTTGCGTGATCGCTTACATAAAGACAGTGTGTCAACACTAGAAGATGGAGGTCTAACAGATTATGCTGATACTTCACAAATTAGTGGAGGCCCTAATAGATTAATGGTAAGTCGTTATGGTGTTGTGTCACCATTTAATAGTAACTTATATGCTTTGGGCAAAAAGCGGTAAATACTGTATAGGAGCAGAATATGGCAATACAGACAATTAATATTGGAACAATCGCAAACGACGGAACGGGTGATGATCTTCGTGAAGCGTTTGTAAAAGTTAACAACAACTTTGCAGATCTTAATGCAAGAGATCCAGAGAGAACAACAGCCGCAAATTTGGGCGCGGCAGGGCAAGGTATTTTTGCACAGTTAAACGGTGCCGAATTACAATTTAAAAAAATTGTTGCAGGATCAGCTATTACACTTGCTTCTGATGCAAACACTATTACTATTAATTCAACTGCTACTGGATTGCCTAGTATACAAGTTTTTGCAGATAATAACAATACTACTGTTGATGCAAGTGATAATACATTAACTATTGCCGGAGGCAATCTTGTTACTACTAATCTAGTAGGAAATACAATTACTATTGCTTCCGAAACATCTTTAATTACAGATACTAATCCAAGACTTAGTACTAATTTAGACGGCGCCGGAAATAAAATTTACGGTACAAGTGATATCGAAAGTAACATTTGGGGTATTGACATTCGACAAATGGACGGTATACAACCTTACGTTAATCAACTTGATTTAGGCGAAGCTGTTCCTACATCATTTAGTAATGCTTTAGAATATCTTTCAAGAAACTTAATTATCGAGTTCGACGACGGTACTGAAACCTTTACAGGATCAAACGAAATAACAGCAGATATGGGAACACTACCTGTAGCATAAATATGTATATAGGAGTAATACATGGCAAATATCCTTTGGACAGTTAGCACTGGACATAATTTAGGAACAATTAATGAGAGTATAGTACAGACAATAAATTTGCCTGTAGACGATACCGTTGACACTATTAAATTAATTAGTGGTGACTTGCCGGGTGGTTTAAGAATAGAAAACTTAGCACTATCAGGAACGCCGTTCGAAGTAAAAGAATTAAAAGAATACTCATTTGTCCTTAGAGCAAAAAAAGGAAATAGAGTAGAAGACATTACTCTAAAAATTACAGTTGACGGTGCTGATGCTCCAATTTGGATTACACCTGAGGGACCATTACCTTTAGGACCTAACAGTAAGTTTTATATTTTAGATAGTAGTCCGGTAGACTTTCAATTGCAAGTTATTGATGCTGATTTGCCAGCAGGTGATAACATTGAATATATTCTAGAAGATGATGGCGGCGAACTACCGCCCGGAATATCATTAGGTAGAACAACTGGTAAACTTACAGGAATTGTTGAGCCGCTATTGGCTTTAGAACAAAGAGCTAGTGCAGGATTTTTTGACACTAACTTGTTTGGTTCTTTCCCATACGATTTTGGTATTAAAAGTTTTAATGGATTTGAAAGTTATTATTACGATACAACATTTTACGACTATGCTGTTCCTACCCAAAGCCCTAAAAAACTAAACAGAAATTATCAATTTACTGTTTCAGCAAGTGACGGTGTAACTATTATTAAACGTAAGTTTCAAATCTACTTAGTCGGCGATGATTTCTTAAGAACAGATAATACAATTATGCAGGTAGCTACTGGATTGTTCACTGCTGATAATACATACTTGAGAGCACCAATTTGGTTAACTCCTAGTGATTTAGGATTTCGTCGTGCTAATAACTATGTAACATTATTTTTAGATGTGTATGATCCAACTAGTAATCAAGGTATTATTAGTTTTACAGTTAAACCTTCAAACGCAGATGGATCAGCAAGTATATTGCCTCCTGGAATGAACCTTGATAGTATAACCGGTGAGATCGCAGGGCGTGTTCCATATCAGCCAGCAGTTACAAAAGAATATAAATTTACAATTGAAGCACTAAGGCAACTTGGATCGTCTTCGTCAACATCTACACAATTTTTTGCAAACAACTTAGGTAAGAGTCCGTGGACTGCTATTAATCCTCAATTTGAGCCTACTGATTTATTTTATCCTGATGACGAGAAAAACTTTTCATTCTCAGATTTTGCTGATAGTTATTTTAACACAGGCAACACTGAAACAGGATGGCTAGTGTTTAGTGAAGTTGCACTAACTGAAGAAGATGCAAGTGATAACAAAAACTACGTTGCATTAGATATTGTAGATACTAAAGTTTGGGTTATTGAACAAGGTAAAGTCGTTGCTTCTAATAAAGACAGTTCATTAACCAAAATTGAAAAAGGTACAACAGATTATAACAGAGGACAGTTTATTGGTACTATTGCTAACGTAGGATATAAAACTTATGACAATAGTGGTGCTGTTACGGCTAACAAAGTAGTTACTATTAGTTTTTATAATTATGAAAAGCAAGTAACTTCAGAAGTTAATCCTACTGTTGCTAAAGATAAAGAATTTAGATTAAGATTATTAGGTGAAGTTGAAAGTGCTATTACATGGAATACCGAAAGTAATTTAGGAAATCTAAGAGCAAACTTTACCTCTACACTAAGAGTAAGTGCAACAAGTAATGTTCCTAATGCTGTTGTATTGTATAGTTTAAAGTCGGGTAGATTGCCTCCTGGAGTTACTTTAGCAATCGACGGTCAATTGCAGGGAAAGGTTAGACAGTTTGGTACTGTAGATCTACCTGGACTAACAACTATTGATAAATCTACACAAACAACTACATTCGATGGTGCAACAACTACATTTGATAGAAGTTATACATTTACAGTTGAAGCAAGAGATCAATTTAACTTTAGTGCTAGAACACAAGAATTTACTATTACTACAACAGACCCAGACGATATTCTGTACAGTAGTATTACTATGATACCGTTGTTACCAAAAGATCAACGAAATACATATCGAAATTTTATATCTGATCCAACAATCTTTACTCCAGGCAGCATTTATAGACCAAACGATCCAACGTTCGGACTACAGCCAGAAATTAAAGTACTAGCATATGCAGGTATTGAAACTAAAAATATTAGAGAATACGTTGCCGCTATTTCCAAAAACCATAAAAGAAAAAGTTTTAAACTTGGAAATGTTAATAAAGCAATAGCAAAAAATGTTGGTAGTAATGACACAGTTTATGAAGTGATTTATGTTGACTTAATTGATCCATCAGAACCTGTGACAGGAAAAACTGCTACTAGTTTTACAGCGCAATCTAAAAATAAAGTAACAGTAGATAGTATTCAATACGAAGTTACAGATGATAATACAGGTGTAGGAACAGGTGAAGGATTCTTTGATATTGAATTACGAGAAGGTACAAGTACATCTCCTGCATCGTCTGGTGTTATTACATTTTATACTAGATCTGGACCTGTGTTGTTTACGCCAGGTGGCGGATTTACATGTGTATTGCAAAGCGGGCAAGAAGTTCTTGTAGCTGATATTAATAGCAGTATTAGTTCTGATCCTTACAGATTTAGACCAATTACTAACACTATTAAAATTGACAGTGATGCTATCAAAGTTAGTGACAGTAATGATCAAACTAGGTATATAAGTAATATAACTAATATGAGAGATCGAATTAGAGCCATTGGTAATAATCTAAGAGAGTTTTATCCTTTATGGATGCGTACTCCGCAAAATGTAGGTGAGCCAGAACTGGGATATAAATTAGCAATTCCGCTATGTTATTGCTTACCTGGAGAAGCAGATAATATTCTTTTAAATATTAAAAACAGTGGGTTTGATTTTAAGAATTTAGGTATAGAAATTGAACGTTATAATATTGATAGTACACTGGGCAACAGTAACGAACAATATATTCCGTTCGCAAACTATCAATTCAATGTATAGTACTGATAAATAACAGTACACGAGAGGATTAAAAATGGCAAGTAATATTAATGACACCGGTGTAAATCAGAACTACCCAGTAGCAGGTGTAGACAATGATTCGCAGGGATTTAGAGATAATTTTTCAGTTATCAGAAGCAACTTTGTAGCGGCGAAAGCTGAAATTCAAGCACTGCAAAATACAACTGCACAAGGAGTTACATATAACTCTGAAACAGGAACTAACGATTTTTTAAATAGTACAGTAACAGGTGTAAATCTTATTAATAGTACTGAGCAGTCTTATTCAGCGCCAGGTACAGTTACTTCTAGTCAAAACGTTAACCTAAGTAGCGGATTTTATCAGTCTTTCACAGTTGGTGCAGATATTACATTTAACTTAACTGAATGGAATACAGACGCTGGCAAAACAGGTAGAGTAAGAATATACATAAAAAATGATTCAGTGCAAAGAACTATTACATTCCAATCAAATGAAAACGCTGGTACAATTAAAAGAGGTCCAAGTTGGCCTACAGCAGATAATACTGCCGTAATTGATGTACCTAATACTAAAACATTCGTCTTTGAATTTGTTAGTTTCGATTCAGGCGCAACTGTATATGCTGAGTACCTTGGTGTATTCCAATAAAAAATGTTACATCCGTTTAGCGAAGACACAAAAAATTTAACAGTTCAGCAGTGTTATGATAAAATTGCTGAACTAACAAACAAATATTTTTCTACACAGAATCCTCAACTACGTGAACAAATTTCTACATTTATAGAATATTACAAGCAAGAAGCTATTACCAAAGAAGCACAATTACGAATTGAGCAACAAAATCAAGATAATGGCAATTTAGATCTTGACAGTTTGATTAATATCAGTTAAACTGTATATATGATTATGAAAACAGACTCTCTAGGAATACCACGATTTACTAATCGCGATCTTGTCGATATGATTTATTCAGGTCATGCGGATAAGGTACACGTTGTACTATGTGATCCAAGTGATGACGTAGACCGTTTTAATGCGGCTATGGAAGAACAAGGATTTGACAAGCTACAAAAGTATATTCCATTAGATGTAGATCAAAAGACTTTTGACGGTGTATGTCAAGGTGAATGGTTTATGCCTGATGAGTATAAGACACTAAACGTACACAACTATATTCTAACAAAATGCAACACACAAGAAGAAACAGCAAGATGTGCTGAAGAACTTGCTGAGTTTGAAGGCAGAGGTATGATGCCTTTACTACAGTATATGGTTTATCTTGTAGACTTTATGCGAGAGAATGATATTGTATGGGGTGTAGGACGTGGATCTAGTGTTGCTAGTTATGTGCTGTATTTGATAGGCGTACATCGTATAGACTCAATCCAATATGACCTAGACTGGCGAGAGTTCCTTAGATAAGTACAATATAACGAAACCTTTAACAGGAGAAATAAAATGGCAGTACAACAAAAAGGTCGTAAGCAATACAGAACAATGACAGGTAAAGTTATTGATATGGATCTGCTTAGACAAAGAAATGAACTTACACCGGCAGTAGGAAATGCTCGTGTAAATGCACGTGGAGACGAATTAGGTCCAGGTGGAAAAATTATTAAAAAGCGTGAAGAACTACTTCGAGATTATTATGCAGAGAATATTGAACCTACCGAGTTCGAACAGCCAGCACCAAAAGCAAAAGTTGAAGAACCAGTAGAGGCACAAGATTCTGTAGAAGTAGAGCAACCCGTAAGTAGAAGTACACGAGCTCAACCAGGAAAAACCAAAGCCGAATCAAAAACTCAAGACGATTGGGTTGAAGATGATGATGGCAACTTTGTACCAAAAGGATAAAAAGCACAATGGATTTTGATTACGAAGCAATGGCCAAAGGCAAAAAAGGTATTCAAACAGCAGTAAAAGCAAATGCTATTAGACCTATTCACAATCGAGTGATTGTAAAAAATATGCACTTCGGTGATACTACTACTAACGGAGGTATTATTGTACTAAACGATGATGGTAAAGATCGAGGTATCAAACCTCGTTGGGCGCAGGTAGTTTCAAAAGGTCCCGAAAACGATGATCCTTATAATGAAGGAGATTGGATTCTAGTAGAACACGGTCGTTGGACTAGAAGTTTTAATGTTGACTTCGGTGATGGAGAACCTATCACTATGAGAACAGTTGAAGCAGAGAGCATTCTTATGTGGGATACTGAAAAACCCGAAGACATGTTATTTGGTAGCAAGACAGGTGCAACTAGCACTACTACCCATCGTCCAGAAGACTTTACAGGTATGCCTCCGGTATAAAAATGAATCTGTCTAATGTTTCAACAGAAGCACTAAAGGCTAAACTAAAAAAATTAGACGCAGTATATCACATAACAGATGATGTCCAAATGCGTTATAAAATAATGCAGGCGGAAGACCAAATTAAACAACAACTCAAAGAAAGAGGCGAAATTGAATAACGTAGTAGATGTAAACAAATATCGTGACTTTGTAAGCGAAGTTACAAGTGATGCAAGTAATGATCTAGAAGCAATGATTGTTAGATTGCGTGAATTAAACAAAACAGTAAACATCAGTTTACTAATGACAGGAGCAATTGGTATTGCATCAGAAGGAGGCGAGTTTGCAGAAATTGTTAAAAAATGTGTATTCCAGGGTAAGCCTTTGGATGATGACACTAAGTTTCACATTAAGCGAGAACTTGGCGATATTGCTTGGTATTTTGCTAATGCTTGTAGGAGCATCGGTGAAGACCCTAGTGCAGTAATTGAAGAGAATGTTCGTAAACTAGAAGCACGTTATCCAGGTGGATCATTTGATGTCCACTATTCCGAAAACCGTAAAGACGGGGATCTATAAATTTAATGGATTATGAAAAAGAACGAAAGATTCTCACGGATGTCGATGGTGTTCTTCTAGATTGGGAATCTGCATTTACAGCATGGATGGGAGAACGTGGTTACACACCAGTAAATCCCAAAGTATATAAACAATCAGTACGATATAATATTGAACAAGAATTTGCAGATTCATTGGTACAAACATTTAACGAATCAGCATGGATGGGATATTTAAAACCGCTACGTGATAGTGTAAATGTATTAGATAAGTTTTCAGCTAGTCACTGGCACTTTGAATGTATTACAAGTCTTAGCACAGATCACTGGGCAGGAGAACTGCGCCGTACAAATCTAAACCGTTGGTTTGGATCTACTGTTCGAAGAGTACGATGTATTGCTACTGGTGCAGATAAAGATGATATTCTAAAAGAATACGAACCCGGGCATTGGTGGATTGAAGACAAGCCCGAAAATTGTGAAGCTGGCCTAAGAGCTGGACATAAACCTATCTTAATTGATCATCCATTTAATCAGGAATACAATAATCCCGATGTCATTCGAGTAAAAGACTGGGAAGAAATTTACAATATCATAACCAAAAGTGCTTGACATCTTCTCAATAATTTGTTATAATTTATAAAAATTAGGAGTATGATAATGAAGTTTCCCAAACCACAATCTAGCGGAATTGGTACAACTGGTGTAACTGGTGTTGCACTGTTAGTATTGCACGTTACAGGACACTTAACAGGGTGGGCATGGCCTATCCTGTATGTACTATTGATTATGTCCGCAATGGGCCAGGAAAACAGAAAAGGTTAACATGGCAACTCACGGCATGATTGATTTAGAAACACTAGGCGTAGAGCCAGATAGTGTTATAATGACACTCGGAGCAATTAAATTTGATCCGTTTACTGATGATGAACCTTACAGCCCGTTGTATCTAAGATGCGATATTGAAGAACAATCAGAAGTACTAGGTAGATCAATCGACGATAATACCATTGCTTGGTGGAGTAAACAAAAACAAGAAATCCAAGACGAAGCATTTGGTGATCACGAAGGCCGTGTTAATATGGATCAACTTACAAAAGCAATTAATAAATTTTGCGTAGGTGTAGATTACTTGTGGTGTCAAGGACCTTTGTTTGATTATGCTATTCTACAAAACTTATACAAGCAAGTAGGAAAACCTTGTCCTTGGAACTTCTGGCAGATTAGAGATAGTCGTACATTGTTTGCTATGATGCCTCAGGATCCGCGTAAAGCAATTCAAGAAGAACTACATAATGCATTAGCTGATTGTTATTATCAAGCAAAATGTGTACAACAAACATATAAACACTTTGGAGTAGAAAAGCGATGAAAGAACTATGGGTAGAAAAATACCGTCCTAAAACTGTAGATGGATATGTATTTCGAGACGACCATCAAAAGTCACAAGTAAAGCAATGGATTAAAGACGGTACTATTCCTCATCTACTGTTTAGTGGTAATGCAGGTATTGGTAAGACAACACTTGCTAAAATTTTATTGAATCAATTAGAAATTAATGATCTAGATGTATTAGAGATTAACGCATCGCGAACAAACTCAGTAGAAGATGTTCGTGATAAGATTGTTAATTTTGTACAAATGATTCCGTTTGGTGACTTTAAAGTAGTGCTACTTGACGAGGCTGATTATCTGAGTCCGAACGCACAGGCGGCATTGCGTGGTGTAATGGAAGAGTATCATACTACTGCACGTTTTATTCTTACTTGCAATTATCCAAACAGAATTATTCCTGCACTACACAGCAGGTGTCAAGGCTTCCATATTGAACGTATTGACCAGACAGAATTTACTGCTCGAGTTGCAGAAATTCTTATCACAGAAAACGTAGTTCCGGATTTAGATACGCTTGACACATATGTAAAAGCAACATATCCTGACTTGCGTAAGTGTATTAACATGGTACAAATGAATAGCGTAGATGGTGTTCTAGTACAACCTGAAAAAAGTGATTCTGGCGATGCTGACTATAAACTTGCAATGGTTGAATTATTCAAAGCAGGTAAAATTAGTGAAGCACGTAAACTTGTATGTAGTCAAGTTCGTCCAGAAGAAATGGAAGATATATACAAATGGTTGTATGACAATATTGCATTGTTTGGAGACGAAGAGAGGCAAGAAAGTGCAATTCTTATTATCAAACAAGGATTAGTAGATCATACACTTGTAAGTGATCCAGAAATTAATCTTGCGGCAACTATGATTAGATTAGCGAGGATGAAGTGAAAATCTTAATTTGCGGTCCAGAAGGTAGTGGCAAAACTACATTAGCAAAACCATTCGCTAAACTTCTAGATGCTACATATGTAACTAAAGAAAGTTATGCTAACGAACTAAGAGGTTATTGTGATGGGTTGGTTGCCGCAGGCAAAACTGTAGTAATTGATAAACGCTGTAACACAAATGCATCAGTAGAATACTTAGATCCAGATTATATTGTTTGGATGGATATGCGTACTGCAAAAACAGAACGTCCACATAGAGTTGACTATCATGTTGCCGAATGGTTCGACGATACTGATAAACAACTAATAGCTGTTGTTAAAAGATATATAGAGAAAAAAAATGCTTAGGACATTGCAAGACGGCACAGAAGTAAAAGAGCTATCGGCACCTGTACAACTGGTAGTATATACTCGGTGTCCTGAAAAATATAAATTAATAGATATGGAGACCGGTGAAATGTATGTAGGTACTAGGCCAAGCCATGATAACCTACACTGGAGGAAAATAGATGACGTACCTAGTAAATGATAATTGTATTAAATGTAAACACACAGATTGTGTTGAAGTATGCCCAGTAGATTGTTTTTATGAAGGCGAAAATATGCTGGTTATTAATCCAGATGAATGTATCGATTGTGGTGTGTGCGAACCAGAATGCCCAGTAGATGCTATTATTACGGATTACAATGATGTCGATAACAAATGGTATGACATTAATTTTAAATATTCAAATACGTGGCCTAACATATCTCAAAAGAAGGACGCACCTGCCGATGCTGAAGAGTGGAATGGTGTAGAAAATAAATTTGAAAACCATTTTAGCGAAGCACCTGGAGAAGGAGATTAAATGAAATTAAAATGTAAACATATTTTGCTAAGTTACGATAAGGCTGAAAATAGCTCACACGAAAGACCATTAGGTGTAGCTATGAAAGATGCTGAACAATTAATTATTGAACTAAACAAGGGTACTATTTCATTTGCAGATGCCGCAGGAAAGCATAGTGCATGTGCAAGTGGGCCAAGGCACGGCGGCGACCTTGGATGGTTTGAAGAAGAAAAAATGCATCCAGACTTTAGCAATGCTGTAAAGGTACTTGGCATTGACACTATTGGGCCTCCTATTCTTACACCTTGGGGTGTGCATATTGTACTAAGGACAGGTTAATGGTTGAGTATGAATTCTATGATTGGAATAATTTAATTACACAAATCAATCGAGAAGATATGTGTCGAGAGATTTCGGCAGGTATTGATGCAGGCAACTTTTGGACTAACAGTCCAAAATTTCAAACTAACTGGAATGTGTTTCAAAATTTTACAGATTTAAAAATGAGCTTTCTTTGGTCATGCTTCAGATACTTAGGTAGAGAAGTACAAATTAAGAATGTTCAAAGTTGGAGTTTTCGTACTAGTCTAAAACACGCTGAAGATAGAGATAAACTTTGGCACCATCATAATCATAATCTCGAAACAAAAACTGTAAGTGGTGTATATTATATGCACTTACCAGATGACGTTAAAGATCTTGAAAAAGCAGGAACAGAACTAGCACCTGTAAGTCCAGAAGGAGAAGGTAACTTTTTTGTACCTTGGAAAACCGGACACTGGATGATTTACCCAGGAGCAGTATGGCATCGACCAGGTATAGTGCAATCGCAACAAGACCGTTTTATTATAGCGGCAGATATGGAGTTTTAGTTTGATTAAAGCAATTTTAGCATGTGATGACTACGGTGGTGTAAGTAAAAAAGGTACACTGCCTTGGCCGCATAATAGCACCGACCTTAAATGGTTTAAAGAAAACACAGCAGGACATGTTGTTGTAATGGGGTCTACTACTTGGGAAGATCCTCATATGCCTCGGCCGTTACCCAAGCGTATAAACGTACTAGCAACTAGTCGTCCTAGTGACTATAACGGTGCTGACAAATATATCAGTGGCGATCTTAATCTAAGTGTGCAACGTCTTGCAGAAGAATATCCTAGTTTAATCACTTGGGTCATCGGTGGACCTAATATTATCGAACAATGTTTAGATGTCATTGATGAGTTCTATATTAGTAGAATTCCGGGCGCATATCAATGCGATACATTTTTGCCGTTAGATAAGATCGAAGACATGTTTACTTTACATTGGCAGGAAGCAAATGACAACGTATTATTTCAGATTTGGAAAAAACAATGAAACAGTATTTAGAAGCATTAGAAAATATTTTAAACAACGGTGAAGATGTAAGTGATCGTACAGGTGTTGGTACACGTACAGTGTTTGGTCATCAGATGCGTTTTAATTTGCAAAAAGGATTTCCTGCTGTTACTACAAAAAAACTTGCATGGAAATCAGTAGTAAGTGAATTGCTATGGTTTTTAGAAGGCAGCTCAAACGAACGTAGGCTTGCTGAAATACTATACGAAAAGCCTAGAGAAGAACTAGAAGATAAAACAACTATTTGGACTGCTAACGCAAATGCACAAGGCAAAGCCTTGGGTTACACTGATGGTGAACTAGGTCCTGTATATGGAGTACAATGGCGTAACTTTGATTACTACAACGGTTCTACATCAGGCGTAGATCAAATCGCTAATATTATACAACAAATTAATCGTGATCCGGATAGCAGACGTATTATTCTAAGTGCCTGGAACCCTATGCTAATTGACGAGATGGCACTGCCACCTTGTCATACACTAGCTCAGTTTAGGGTAACAAATGGCAAACTAAGTTGTCAACTATATCAGCGTAGTGCTGATATGTTTTTAGGTGTGCCGTTCAACATTGCAAGTTACAGTTTGCTTACACACATGTTGGCACAAATCTGCGAACTAAAGGTTGGTGAGTTTGTATGGACCGGCGGTGACTGTCACATCTATCAAAATCATTTTGAACAAGTAAACCAACAGCTAGAACGAAAAGAACGAGAGTTGCCAACACTGGAAATGCCTGCGTTTGAAAATTTAGCAGAGTTATTAAAAACTAAAACAAGTGATTATAAGTTAATTAACTATGATCCAATGGATAGTATCAAAGCACCAATGGCAGTATAAGGAAAAACAATGGACAAAAGAATTAGCGATATTTTATTAAGAGAAGCCCATAGACAACAAAGCACCGTGGAACTTATTGCAAGTGAAAACTTTGCAAGTGATGCTGTTATGGATCTAGCTGGCAGCATCTTTACAAACAAATATGCAGAAGGTTATCCAGGCAAGCGTTACTACAACGGTTGCGAACACATGGACGAGATTGAGCAACTTGCTATTGACGAGCTAAAGGCAATCTACGGCTGTGAGTTTGCTAACGTGCAACCACACTGCGGAGCCAATGCCAACACTGCTATCTATCTAGCGTTCCTACAACCAGGTGACAAAATCCTTGGTATGGATCTAGCAAGTGGCGGTCATTTATCGCATGGTGCACCTGTAAACATCTCAGGTAAGATCTATGAAGCACATCACTACGGTGTTGACGAAGCAGGTTGGCTTGACTATGATGCTATTGAAGAACAGGCCATTGCTGTACAACCGGATATGATTGTAGCAGGTGCAAGTGCATATCCACGTAAGATTGACTTTGAACGTTTCCGTAAGATTGCAGACGAAGTAGGTGCTTACCTGTTGGTTGATATGGCACACTACAGCGGTCTTATAGCAGGACATGCGTATCCTAGCCCTGTACAGTATGCAGACTTTGTTACCAGCACTACACACAAGACACTACGTGGTCCTAGAGGCGGTATTATCCTGTGGAATAATCCAGACTACACTCGCAAGATCAATAGTGCTATCTTTCCTGGCACACAAGGTGGACCATTGATGAACATCGTTGCTGCCAAAGCACAAGCGTTTGTAGAAGCAAATGATCCAGAATTCCGTCACTATGCGTGTCGTGTAATTGAGAACGCACAGGAAATGTGTGCAGTGTTTAACCAAAACGGCATTAAGGTATTGACAGGCGGAACAGATTCGCATATAATACTAATTGACTTGAGCGAATCAAAGTACAGTGGACGTGAAGCCGCAGATTTGTTAGAAGCAAATGGCATCACAGTAAACAAGAACGGTGTACCTAATGATCCACGCTCGTTTGTAGAAACAAGTGGCATTCGTATTGGTACAGCCGCGGAGACAACAAGAGGACACGATCGTGTTTGGTTCAACGAACTTGCACATCGTATTGTAGAGATATTAAAATAAAATTGTGGTAGATGATATTGTTTTAATTATAGCAGGCTTATTGGCAGTTGGCGCCGTAATAGGTGCATTAGTAGAAATTTACGGAGACGATGATGATTGAAATTCTTGTATTGGTTTGGTTAAGCGGCATTGTATTGGCGATCGCAACAGAATGATGGGACATGGCTACTACGGTAGCAAACTTTCAGATCAACATAGATATGTAAGAAAATTTGCATGGTGGCCTATAGTAACCAATAGCAAAAAACGTGTATGGTTGACGTACTATTACATCAGATATACCTACTACGACAACAATGGTAAGCCGCCAATACACGGACTTACTTGGCAGTATATCTACACTAAAAATGAATTCTTAATAGAGATGTTAAAATGAGAGAAAGCAGACCAAAAGAAAAGTTTGCTTGGCGACCTGTACGTACAGTTAGTGGCAAATGGTTATGGTTAAAGAAGTGTGTTAGAGTAGACAAGTATCTTTGGGGACTAGCAGGCGAACTACCTCTAGTAGATAAAGAGTACTACACTTTTAACGAATATTTAATAGAGCAATTAAAATGAAACAAAAATTTATCGAAGCATACATGGACGTTGCAGAACGTTTTGCACAACTAAGCTCTGCAACTCGTTTGCAAGTAGGTGCAATTGTTGTTAAAGATGATCGTATTATCTCTATTGGCTACAATGGTATGCCCAGTGGCTGGGATAATGATTGTGAAGAAGTAGTAGAGTCTATGACCGATAATCCTTGGCACGACTATAAGATGCTAAAGGAAAATGGCTGGGATTATGTAAATGGTGCTTATGTAAAACTAAAAACTAAGGCAGAAGTTTTACATGCCGAGTCTAACGCAATCGCTAAACTAGCAAAGTCTCCTGAAAGCGGAGAAGGCGCAACTATCTTTGTTACACATTCACCTTGTA